ACGTCCGCGAACCTCTCCAGGAACTCCGAGATCCTCCTCTCTGCAGGAGGCGTCAGGTCCGTCACGGACTCGACCTTCTCCGGGACGTCCGACATGTTCTCGGCGATGTCGGCCCCGATGGTCCTGAAGTGCCCCGGCAGGTTCTTCGACAGGGCCTCATACCTCATGTGAAGGTACTTCGCCAGCTCGTCCGTCTTGCTGTTGGCGTCGTTCCAGATCTCCCGGAACGCGTCGGCGATGTATTTCTGGATCTCGCTCCAGCGCTTGTCGGTATCCGTGCTGATGCCAGCGTTCGCGCTGGTCACGTCGTTCTCGATGGCCGCCGCCTTGGCGGTCGCGTTCTCTGATGCCTCCGTGATCTCGCGGGTCACGCTGCTGTTCATCTCGGCCCAGGACCCGGCCACGTCCTCGCCCACCTGGGTGTTCACGTCGCCGAATTCCCTGACCGTCCCTCCGTATCCAGGAAGGCTGTCGGTGAGCCCGCCTATCTCGACGTTCGCCTTCCCGCACGCTTCCCTGAGGACGTCTGATCCGACGCCCGCCTTCTCGCAGGCATCCTTGAACGTCCGGACGGCCACCGCGCTCGTCGCGCTCTCCTCTGCCGCCAGGGAGACGGCAGCATAGAGGGCCCCCACCTGTCCCTGGGACAGCTCTGAGGTGGTCCCCAGCGCATCGACTACGCTGTTCAGGTCCTCGATGGTCTCGGCCAGCTCCTGGTACTCCTCCTCGAAGGCATCCGGCACCGTGAGCGCCGTCCATACGCCTTCCGCGGTCTCTGCCACCGCATCGAAGGCGGACGATGCCGTGCCCTTGATGGTGTCCCAGATCCCGCTGAGGCTCTCGGCCAGGGAGGCCCCGATCTCGGCCGCCTTCGACACGATCGTGCCGAACCCGGAGACGAACCCGCCGACCACGCTCTCGCCGATCTGCAGGAGGACGCTGGATTCACCGTCCCCCTCGATCCCGAACAGGGACTTGATGCTCCCGACGATAGGATCGAAGATGTGCTCTTTTACCCAGGCCCCGAAGTCCGTCACGAGCCCCAGGATGCCTTTCAGCAGGCCCTCGATGACATACCCGCCGATCTCTTCCATCACGGTCGAGGGCGATGCGATCCCGAACAGGGACTTGATCCCGCCCACGATCTTATCTACGATATTCTCCTTGAGCCAGCCGAGCGGGTCGCTGAAGAAGTCTGTGATCCCCTTCTGGAATCCTTCCACAAGGTTCTTCCCGACCTCCAGCGCCGCATCCAGGGCCTCGGTGGCCCCTTCCTTCAGGTCCCCGAAGAATTTCACCACTCCCTCTGCCAGCTTCTGCGCCGCCTCCTTGACCTTGTCCCAGTTCTCGATGAGGAGCACGCCTGCCGCGATGACGGCGCCCACAATGAGCACGACAGGGTTGAACCCCCCGACCAGGGCGGTCAGCCCGGTGGCCAGCGCTCCGGATGCCGCCGTGATGGCCCCGATGATGCCGCTCACTGCTTCCGCTCCGAGCCACGCGGCCACGAAGGACCCGATGACTTCTACGATTATCTTGAATGCCTCCGTGTGCTCATCGATCCAGCCGGAAAGGCCGCGGAGCTTGTCCGTGATGAACCCCAGGACGCTGACCAGGGCACCGCCGATGGTCTCTGCCAGGGGCTTTATGATGTTCTCCCACAGGGGCTCCAGGACAGGCCGCAGGGCTCCCATGACGCTCGTGACGAGCTGGAGCGCGGCCCCCAGGGCCTCCAGCACTGTAGGGAGCCCCTCTTCGATGGTCCATTTCCCGAACGGCAGCAGGACATGCTCATAGCCCCAGCTCAGGGAATCGCAGACGATGTCCACGATGGGCTTCATCTTCTCCGTCAGGCCCGCGAAGGCCGACATGATAGGCTCCAGGTTCAGGTCCCTCGCCCAGTCCAGCGTGGCCTGCACGATCTTGTCCACCGTCCCCAGGACCTTGTCTATGACGCCCAGGACGGCCTTCCAGATCTTCTCCCCGTTCCCTGACTCTTCCCAGGCATCCTTCAGCTTGCCTGCCAGGGAGGCTATGGTCTCGTTTATCCCTGTGGCGATATTGAGGATATGCGTGCAGATGGAGAGCCCGGTGGTGTCGTTCCATGCATTCCGGAACGCCTCCGCAGCTGCCCCCAGGAGGTCTGAGATCCCCCGGACCGCATGCATGATGGAGCTGATGTATCCGAGCCCCCTCCCGCCGTCGTCCCAGGCATCCCTGAAGCGGCCGGACAGCGACGACAGGCTTTCCGCCACCTGCTGGACGAGGCCTAGGATGGCCCCGAACGCGGACGGGGCTTCCGGGCCTGTGAAGGCCGCTGCGAACGCAGAGGCGATGGAATTGACGGCGGAGAGCACGGACTCGGCCAGGCCGAGGATGGACCCCATGACGGCCGTCCCGGCCCCTCCCTCGTTCCATGCGGTCCGGAACGACTCAGCCATGCCTCCTATGGTCCGGTGTATGCTGGTCAGGATCTCCAGGATGTCCGCGCAGATCTCGTACCCTGTGCCGCTGTTCCATGCCTCTATGAAGGATGCTCCGATGTCCCGGAGCATTGTGTTGATGTCCGTGAACATCGTGAATATCGAGGCCACGTAGTCGTAGCCCCTGTTATCGTCATTCCACGCCTCGTCGAAAGCTGTCGCTATCGCCGTGATGGCGTCGAAGACCTGCTCGAGCACCTGCAGGATGCTCACGATCCAGTCGAACCCGTACCCGTCGGTGAATACTTTGTAGAAGGTGCTGGCGATATCCCCCGCCAGCTTCTTCACTGCCTCCAGGGCGCTGCGCATCGAGGCGATGAGCTTCTCGCCCTCCTCTGCCCATGCCGCCCGGAACACGGACAGGATCCCGTCCAGGATGCCCTTGATCTTGGAGGCCAGCTCCGTGTACTCCGTCGATATCGTCCCCGGGGTGAACATCTGCGAAGGGCTGATCCCCTCGTCTTCCCCGCTGTCCGAGGAACTGCTGTCATCCGACAGCTTGTTGATCTGGTCGAACCCGAGGAGCTCCTTCTTCAGCTCCCTGGCCGCTTCCTTCGCCTTCTTTGACTTCTCCGAGGAAGCCTCCAGGCTGCTGGCGTAATCCTGGAAGACGGCCGCCGCCTTGACGTAAGGCTGTCCCGTCAGGGCCGCTATCAGCTGCCCGGCTGAGTCCGCCGCGGATGTCAGCAGGCCGATGAGCCTGGTCAGGGCCGGGGTGACCGCGTTGATGATCGGGGCCACCATGGCCGCCATCGCGTTCTTCAGCTGCAGGAACGAGCTGCTCAGCCTCGAGAGCGACTGGTTCAGCGGTCCTGTCGGGTCATACTTGACCAGGTTGTCCAGGCCCTCCTTTATGCCCGCCCTGATCTTGTTGATCAGCGCGAAGACGGACCGGATGCCCAGGCCATACCGCAGCAGGTTCTTCAGGAGCTTCCCGCTGTCGAACCCCCCGAGCTCCGTGTTGAACTTCTTCACCGTCGGGATGCCGCTGGCGAAGCGGTGGATCAGGGAGCTGAAAGCCCCGGAGGCCTTCCTGATCCCCTCGCCCACGAGCGCCAGGGTCCCGGCGAGGCCGGACATGACCTTTGACAGCCCCCTGGTGTTTGCCCTGATCCCTGCTATGCCGGACTCGAACGCCCTGCCTGTATCGATGAGCTCCTGCTCCTCGCCCTTCAGCTCCTCCATGGACCTGGAGCAGGCATCCATCTCCATCCCGATGTCCTGCATCTCTGCAGTCGGCCGGAAGCCTGCCCCAGTCTCTTCGAGCGAGCGCAGCTGGCCCTGGAGCTCCCCGAGCCTCTGCCTGGCATCCTCTGCCGCGCGGGACAGGCCCTCCATGGCCTGGGTCGGCCTGAACTGGCTCCCGTCCGCTTCCATGTCGATCTGCTGGCTCAGCGCCGCGCTTATCGCGGCCTTCTCTTCCGCTATCTGGGCCTCCAGCCTGGCTATCAGCTTGGACATGCCGGTGCGCCTGGCGTCATCCGCGTCCATGCCCGCCAGCTTGTCCCGCTGGTAGCTGAGCTGGGCCTGCAGGCGGTAGACCCTCGTGTAGGCGTCCTCGACTGCCTTCCCGAGCTCCACGTACGTCCCGCTGAGCTCCCTGGCCCCTCCGGATGCCTCGAGCTCCTTCTGCTGCCGCTCCAGGTCCCCGATGGACTCCCTCGTCCTGTCGACCTCTGCCTCCAGGGAGGCGTATTCCTCTGTCTTGGTCCTGTCGAGCCCGTTCTCCCGCATGAACTCGGAAGCCCTCTCCAGCTCGGCCATCCTGCCGGACAGGTGCTCGATCTGGGCACCCAGCCTGCTGTACTCCGCGGTCTGCCGCTTCAGGCCCGATGAGAGCTCGAAGGCCCGCTTGAAGTCTCCGATGTTCTTCATCATCCTCTTCAGCGGGCCCTCTATCTTATCGACCGCATCGCGCACCGGTGCCTCGGCCTTCCGGGCTGATGCCGCGGCGTCCTTCATCGCTCTGCTGAATTTTGCGGAATCGCCCTCGATGACGACCTTCAGCGTATCGAGCGTCACTGCCATCTATTTCACCTCTCTCATCTGCCTGTTGTGGTTCTCCACGCGCTCGCGGAACCTGATCTTGTACGCCTCCATCTCTGCTATGGCCCTCTGCCTCTCATACTCCTCCCTCTCCTCGGCGAAGAGCTCCGGGAAGCCGTCCCACGGCATCTGGGGCTCCTTCCGGTCCTTCGAGAACATGATGCCGATGTTGGAGGCGATCAGCCCGGCCAGGCGGTAATCGTCCGCTATCTTCAGCTTCCGCTGCCGCCTCCTCTCCCGGACGGAGGCCCCGATCACGTCCTCCAGCTCGTTCGGGGTCATCCCCCAGAACTCGTCCGGCCTGATGCCGTGCTCCAGGGCGGCCGGGTAGATCTCCGAGAGCCATCCGGCCGTCCCGCCCGTTGTCAGGACCCCAGTTCCTGCATCAGCTTCACCGACTCTGCTTCCGGGAAAAAACCGGAGACCACCATCGTCGGGATCACGACGTCCTGGAAGAACTCCGTCTGGCTCCCGCCCTCCTCGATGTAGGTGTCATACAGCTTCTGCACGGTCGCATAGGTGGTCCCATGATGCCAGGGGGACATGGCCCCCTGGATGATGGTGAGCATCTCAGAGAGGTAGGGCATGTTCTCGAAGAGGACATAGAGGTTCTTGCCGAGCTTCTGCTCGATGGCACACTGGCGCTCGGCAGTCAGCTTCAGGCGGTACTGCTTCCCTCCCACGTCCCAGTAGTGGAAAGGCTTCCTCTTCGGCTTCTCTTCCTTCCCTCCTCCGGCCTCCGGTGCCTGCAGGCCCTCTTCAAGGACCGGCTCATCGAGGCCGCTGAAATTCCCTTTTGTGCTCATTCAGTGCGCCACCTCCCCTCTTATGCCGGATCCGTCACGGTGATGGCGGACTGGACGATGAGGGTCGCGTCGAAGCTGATCGGCGTGTTGACGCCGCCTCCGGTGACCTTCAGGGAGACCTGGGCATCGAACGTGTACTTCGTCCCGTCCGGCATGGACTGCTGGAAGGACGAGGTGGCGTTGCTGTCCGCCAGGGAGCGGAGCACCCGGTAGGAATCCGATGCGCTGTCGTTCACGAAGATGAAGTTGTAGGTCATGTCGGGGAGGTCCCCGATGCCCTTCTCGTACTGGAAGTGCGACGCGCTGAGCGGCGTGTTGTCGACCTTCTCCGGCTCCGGTCCGATGTCGGGGACGCTCTTCAGGCCCGGCAGGTTGGTATAGCTGTTCGATTCATTGAGCTTCACGCCCAGCGTGATGCCATTAGCAAGCATGTTTCATTCCTCCTTGTCTCAGATGTCCCAGTAGACGACATCCCTGTCGCTGCTCACCGGGCTGATCTCTATTATCCCTTCGTAGCGCAGCTGCTTATGCTTCATGGCCGACGGGTCCGGGACGTCGCTGCAGCTCGTCCGCACGAACCCGAGGGCGGAGACGGCATTGTCGACGGCCAGGGCCATCTTCGAGGTGGACCTCCGGTCCCAGATGTCTATCCGGTACCGGATCATGCTCTTCGTCTCCACGTTGCCCGCCCTCTCATAAACAGAGTTCTGCTCTTCCGTTATCTGGATGCTGGACGCCTCGCCCCATTGCGTGGGGTAGGCGTCCGATACCTCCGGCCTCAGCTCCCTCCCGCCCTCCTGGACGGTGATGGAGCTGAGCGCTTCATAGATCCTGTCCTTGATGTTCCTCATGTCCGTTTGATCCTCGCGATGTATTCCGAGATGATCCTGCCGGAGAGCTTCTTCTCCACGTCGTGCAGGGCCGGGTAGAGGTACGGCCTCGCCGCCATGCCGGAGCAGATGTAGAACCTGCCGTCATCCGTGTCGAAATACGGCCACTTGGCGCGCTCTGCCGTGCTCCGGTCGACCTGGCTCTCATGGATGAACCACGGCCGCTGCGTATAGGTCAGGCTCATGTCGGGGAACTCGTCCGCGTGCGCATCGTGGTACCTCTCCCCGACCGGGCCCGTCCCGAACTCGACGAATATGGCATAGGGCTTCTTCGTGTAGACCTCTCCTGTGACGGTGTCCCCTCCGTTCCTGGACGTGACCTCGTACCGGATGCTCTGCCGGAGCTCCCCGGTCGTGGACGGTGCCAGCATCTTTGCCCGCCCGTATACCTCCGCGGCCGCGTCCGTCACATCCTGGAGGAGCTTCTGCCTGGCCAGGCTGTCCAGCTTCTTGGCCAGGCTGTCCATCCCATCGACCGTGCTCATCTCCTCATCACCTCCATGCGCAGGGGCTTATACGGCGTTATCGAGATGATCTCGTAGTCCGGGTCCGCGCTCCTGGGCTCGGCATCGTCCCACGTCACCATCTCCTTCTCGTCCGGGGTCAGCAGCCGCCTCCCCAGCTGGTCCTTCAGGTGCCTGGCGTCATAGAGGGGGCATTCGACCGGGACGTCCAGGTATACCCCGTCCCTCTCCCTGACCGTCAGCCCTCCCCCGAAGACATAGGACACGGTCCCGTCCTGGCCATGGACGGTCTCGTAGTCCCCCTGGATCCGGATGTTCCGGACGTACGGGAGCTTGTCCCCGTACAGCTCCGCCTGCACCCTGCCGGATGCCTGCCACACCTCCCCGGTGAACCTCACGGGCTCGCCGTATGCAGCATGCACCGTCCCTTCGCTGTCCTTGGCGGCGACCCTCGGCCTGATATAGTGCGTCTCAACCCTCTGCCATCTCATCCGCCTTCCGCTCATAGGCGATCCCTCCGATCTTGGCGAGGCGGTAACGGTTCATGGCGTCGATGATGTGCTTCGGGGAGTCGTCGAACGAGTAGCTCTCGCCCGCCTCGCTCCTCGACGATTCCCCCTCGGTCCCCAGCCTGTTCAGGGCGACGATGGCGGCCTCGCGGACGGTCCGCCTCAGCCCGTCAGGTATCCTGGAGCGCCCTGTGTATGCCAGGACGTATTCTTCCGCGTCATCCAGCAGGACGGCGATCTTATCATCATCGCTCACCCCGGTCAGGGCCTTCACTTTGCTGATGTCTGCCGCTGTAGCCATATGCCCGCCTTCCTAAGTCAGCAGCTCCAGGAGCTCCGACTTCTTCAGGGAATCTCCCTGGATGCCCCGCTCCTTCGCCATCGCGCGCAGGGCGGCCAGGCTCATCCCGTTGATGTCCTCATACCGGAGCCTGGGGGGCGGCGGGTCCTTCACGGACCCGTCCTCGCCGACCAGGCAGTATCCGGCCTTCAGGAAGCGTTCCAGGTCATCCGCGGGGACCACCCGTTCCACGTTCCCCTTGATAACTCGCTTAACCTCCATCCTCTTCCTCTTCTTCCTCGTCGCCCTCTTCCTCCTCCAGGAGGGTCCACCCCTCATCGAGGTAGTCCTGGAGGTAGACCGGGTCGATCTTCTTCTCCACGTTGATCCGGATCACCGTGACCAGGCCGATGGTCAGCGGCAGCCGGATCCTGACGTAAGTGCTGACGGGAGTGCTCATTTACTGCCCCCTCCTCTCTGCTGCGGAGGGCCGTCTCAGGACGCTGCATCCTTGACGCTGACGTAGATGCCTCCCACCTGGTTGTCGAGTACCCACAGGTCGTGGTAGCGCCTGTAGTCCAGGGCCCACGCGTCTGCCTTCTGGTAGGTCTCCGGGCTGAAGATCCTGACCTTGTCCTGCTTGGTCACGGCGATGGGCACGTTCTCCGGGACGATGATGAAGTTGACGTCCTTGCCGGAGGAGCCTTTCGCGTAGCCGCCGCCCTCCTGGCCGCTCGTGGTGCCGTCGTAGAGCGTGATGGCGGTGTACATGCGGTTGGACGGGGTCGCGATCAGCGGCACGTCGTCAATGACCGGGACCTGGGTGTCCACGCCCTCCCTTGCCCAGGAGGTGTTGCGCAGCCTGTCGGCCAGCTCCATCTGGACCTCGAGCATGACGCCGTCGTTGGCATGGCAGATGAGCCTGCCGGAGTAGCCCTGCTCGCGCACGGCCTTGATGCCCTCCTTGATCTTGCGGAGGGTGGAGGACGCGGAGCTGACGGTCTGGCTGTAGACGACCATCCCGGTGACGGCCGCGTCGATCGCGTACTTGGCGATGCGGGACAGCCTGTAGGCGTCGATCTCGGGGACCACATGGATCCTCTGGAACTCGCCGAGGACGCTGGATGCGGTGGCCACGAAGGCAGTCTCGTCGACATCCATGGC